GGCTTGTAAAGATTTTTCAATATAGCCATATCCTTTATAATTATTCACTTCATCCGCTATTGTCTCTTTAATAGACTCTTCAGCCCAATTCTGTCTGGCAATTTCTCTGTTAATTGTTCTTTGAACATGAAAAGCAAACTGTCCAAGTCTGTAGGATATTTGAGCACAATCTTCTGGAGATAGCTTCTCAATTTCATCACGAGACATTGTTAAATATGTGTTCATTTCTTGTTCTGACACACCATATGATTGAGCATACTCTGGCAGCGAAATACTCTTTTCGTATTCGTCAAGCACCTTATCCCAGTGTTGTAAATCTTCTTTCGCACTTCTATTCATTGTTGGTAATCCTTTGTTCCCATACTTCTGGAGATTCCATATATCCTAATACTATATATTTGATTCCATTTTTTTCACACCATTCTTGTTTATCATGATCTCTTTTTTGAGACTTGAGAAAAGAAATTCTAGAATTATGATAGAATGGTATGAACTTATAATGCTGCTCTCCATGCACTTCTACCGACATCTTTAATAGAGGAATATAAAAATCTAAATACAAAGTTTCCGATTTACGCAATGGTACTGGAACTTCCTCCAGTATTTGCATGGTTGGAAAATTTTTAGTCAGAATCTTTCTGGCTTCCAGATGAAAAGATGACTTATTTTGCATTTTACCCTTCGCAATGTAACCTGTCAAGTGCCAAGAATGAGAATTCCCATCCAAATCGACTATATTCATTTATTAATTCCTAATACTTCTTTTACAGCATTTTCAACAGTAGCATAAGCGGTAGGATTTTCTAATAGATAGTTTCTTACCTTTTCTGACCCTTGGAATTTAGGCTTATCCTCTAATACGGTAATAGTATACCAAGCACCACCCTTATGAATAATACCAACATCGGAAGCTAGATTGATAATTTCGGTACATTTATCAATACCCTGACCGTATCTAATATAACTGGTTGTTGTTGCTCCGGGTGGTCCCAATGCTGAACATATAACTTGCCATTCTATCTCTTGTCCTATTTGAGTATTATCGGTACCCAGCAACCAAGGCTTGAATGTTTTTGCTCTGAGTTTGATATCAGTCTGATATGCGATAGCTTGCCCAGACTTTTCTTTAAATTCTGCACCATAACCAGTTGGATTACCCATTAAGTGAGTAATACCAATAACGATATTCTTATTAACAGGAATAACATTAGCGACTTTACGACAAAACTTAGCCAAAAGTTTAGCCCCGTCTGCTCTTTGCATTTTATCCATATCAGATGTAATTTCTGCTTCTGTACATAATGCAGAGTACGAGTCTATGATTAGAACACATCCAGGAATTTCATTAATAATTCTTTCTCCAATTTGCAGGTATTCTTCAGCGTGTAGAATCTTGCCTTGCTGAGAACCTATTACATGAAATCTAGAGAGGTCTAATGCTGGTATTCCTTCAAGATCTCTTTTCTTTAATCTACCTTCAATATTTAGGTAGTACACTTGACGACCTTCTTTAAAAGATCCATAAGCATATTCTAGTCTTTGTGCCGTTGCAGCAAAGTCTAGTGACGATGTTGTTTTACCACACTTTGGCTGTCCGGTAAGAACAACAAAACTACCCTCGGGTATTCCTCCGTTGAGAGCGATATCTAAAGCTGGACCAATAGGTATTGTTAAGATTTTTTTATCTACAATAGCATTACCAGACAAAATAATCCCATCACCAAAATTCTTATTAACATCTTCTTTTAGCGTTGTAGCCATTATTCTAAATCTCGTAGTTTGGAAATGATATTTGGTTTACTGTTATTCGCTTTTCTATGTACTATATTATCTTTACGATCATAGTCCATAGACAATTCCGTATTTTCCTGCTCCACTATCTTTTGGTATTGGTCTATAATAGCAAGAAGGTGTGGCGCTCGCAAAGAGTAAATCTTAGCTGATTTGGTATCATTCAAGGCTTTTATAATGGCTTTGGGATGGTATTTTTTAAGTAGTTTATTTGCTGATCCTATTTGGTTCCTATAATATGTTGACCACTCTTTAGTCAACCAGAACCTATAGTGTAAATCTATGTTACTTAATTTGGCTTTATGTTCGCATATTATCTCAGTGATATACTGAGCAGCGGACACATCCTTACCATTAGAATACCTGGAGGGGTATTGAGCTTTATGCATTACTTGGACTTGTTTGGTCTAAAAATATTCTTTTCTTGGTTTCTTCCCTGCGATGATTCTGCTTGCTTTCTTGTTTCGTCGGCAATTGCTGAAGCATCCTTGGTCATAATTGCTACATTGTTTAATTTCTTACCAGATGTATGGGTAATCATTAAACTTTTAGCATTAGGTTTTGGTACAGTATTCATTTGAACATTGGCTTCCAGCACCTCGTTAATCTGCTTTTCTGACACTCCTAGTTCAGTCGATATCTTATCAATACCTTCACCAGTGTGACTGAGCCAAAGAATAGCATACTTATTTGCTTTACTTAATTTAGCCATCAAATCTTCTCTCTTTCTGCTTTGTTAAGCCATAATAAATTTTTAGAACAAAGGAATTGTAAATAACATTCAAATACTGCATAGCTAACCGGAGTAAAACGATTAGTTGGACGACAAGTATTATCAACTATGCTAGAAGATTTATCTTCTCCTAATTGAGAGATTGGATTATATAGCTTGTTGTTGGTTGATAGTCTAATAAAATATTGTGTAGGATTATTTGTTTTTGTAATTTTTTTAGCTAGTACTTTATTGCTATCTGCATTAAGCATAGGGTTGCCACTGGAATCTACGTGGTCTTCATCTCCGACAAGACAGTAAAACTTATAATCTGTGGTGTCTTGCTTATTGTGATCAATAGTAAAAATGAAATCATTCATTATTTATCTCCGATGCTTTCTCTGTTGCTTCTTTATCAGATTCCATAATACATTTCTGCAGTTTGTTGAAGAACCCTGCCATGTACTCATGATAGTGCTTGTTCTGAGGTACGGGAACGTGATAATTCTGTTTGCAAATTTCATTAATTCCAACAACATTGCCAGTTTCGTCTTGTTCTAAAACCTTAGCAGTTACAGTAATTACCAGCTCGTGTGGACACTCTAAGAGTTTTTCATATTCTTGTTCGATCTCATTTGATAATGTATTTTGTTTTAATATGCTCTCTAATACTGTATCGATAGCTTTCTTTTCTTCTTCCGAAATATTTTGCTCTGTCATTATTTTGTCCATTTGGTTTTTGTTTTAGGTTTTTTAATTTGAGACATTCCTTTAGGTAGATTGGCTATTTCTTCAGGATCTTTGTATGAATTATGTTTCTCGTGCAAAGACATTCTTTGATCATCACTTAAAGAATCTCTGTTACGATTAGCTAGATCTCCCAATGTTTTAAGTTCACTAGAGTGTTTTCTTATAGAACAAGAAACGTTGATGACATCGTCTTCATAAGATCTTTCTGTATTTTTTGCAGCGCAGTGTTGACACTTGGGGTGTTCTTTATAGTCTGAAAAATGAGCGAATAATTCAAATTTCTTTTCGCACTTATTGCATATGTAAGTATATGTTGGCATAAACTATTTTGTGTCTCTCTCTATTTCCTTTAGCCAAGCTATGTTCATAGTATTTAAGAATTGTATATATTTATCAAATATGATCTTATTGACTTCTTTAAAAGACCACTCTGTTTTACATACCTGGGTAATGATATTGTGTTTTTTGTCTTTGATCTTATGATATTGAATAGGATTATATACTTCTCCAGTTGGACTAATTTTTATATAGTACCTATAATATTGACTGACACTACCAAAATGTTTAGGCTTTTTGTTTTGTATGCATTTTGCAACAACATGCGGGGAGGATGAGTCAGATAATCTTGATCTATCATTATCATCTATAAAATCTTCACTACCTCTTAAACAAAAATACATTTCTACATCTTTATCTTGCTTAGCTCGAAATATGTGTTCCATTACTTTTCTCGTATTGAATAAACGGTTCCCACTCTGATAATACCTGAGTGTTATCTATACTAGACAATTCCTTATACCAAGGCAAGTACTCTACTGAGTATTTCGGCTCAACAGGAGATTGTAGTAGTGTCATTCCTGCTTCGTTAGGTGTTTTATTGCCCTTTTTATGGTTGCATGGTCTACAGGCAGTTACTATATTATGCCAATTAGTAGACGCTTTTCTGTTTGGGGCATATCTACTTTTAGGTATAATATGATCATACGTTAATTGAGAATTAGAGCACTTTTGCCCACAATATTGACATGTAAAATTATCTCTAATAAATAGATTATGTCTAGAAAAATTAATCTTTCTACCGTAGAGATTAAAATATCTGATTGTTCTAGCAACAGATGGGACTGGAAATCTTTTCCCATTTGGACCATGAATATTCTTGTCTTTATAATAGTCTAGTATTTCAATACCATAACTACTATCGTTTTCATATTTCATAGACCAGACAATAGCCCTCTGCCAAGAGATAATTCGCAGAGGGGTCATGTCCGCATTTAATAATAAACACTTACTGTGTTCAGCTTTGTTGCTCATAACCATCTAGTTTAGATAAGATCTTAGCAATGATTGGATTACGCACTATATCACATGATTCTAGTCTGGCACAACCAATCCCGTCTATTCCTTGTAAAGCTTCAATCATACTAGCAAAACCACCCTGTAAATGTCTGTTTAGGTCTGACTGACCAACATCTCCAGTTAGTACCATTTTACTATCTGTGCCTGTGCGAGTTATTAACATTTTAAGTTGCTCATAGGAAGAATTCTGACACTCATCTGCTACAATAAAAGCATTATGAAAATTACGACCTCTCATTAAACCTAATGGAACAACTTCAATTTTATTGTTTAGCTTTAAGGAAGTATACTGAGCAGTTGATATAAAATAGTTGACTTCATCAAGAACAGGCAGAAGGTATGGATGTAATTTTTCTTCTGCCGACCCTGGAAGATAACCTATTTTTTCTCCTGCTTCAATTATAGGCCGAGTTATGATAATTTTCTTTACTTTTTCGTCAAGAAGATACTCTATAGCCATACCTATAGCAATGTGTGTTTTTCCGCTACCCGCTAACCCTTGACAAAAGGTTATTGTATTTTCTGCTATGGTTCTAATATACTCTTTTTGATTTTCACTTCTTGGTCTTAATCTATTTCTGTATACATTAACAACCTGCGTAGGCTCTAGAGGATTGGTAAGATTGATTACTTTGGACTTCTTTTTGGCAGCTTTGTTGTTTTTTCTCAAGAGTATTCCTTTGTAAAAACGGAGTATAATTACCAATTATGCATTAATAATACACCATTGTTAATTTAATATTATTTACCGCTAGAACCGAAGCCACCGTTAGATCTTGAGGTTTCTCCTAAGCTATTGGTCTCTTGAAATGTAACAGAATGATAGGTTTCAAAAATAATTTGTGCTATCCTATCACCACGTGAGATTTTGAACATATTGTTTTGGTCTGTATTGTACAAAACCACCCCTATTTCTCCTCTATAGCCGGGATCTATAACTCCAGCCAAGACATCTATACCATTTTTAAATGCTAGTCCAGACCGTGGTGCTATGCGACCATAGATGCCACTGGGCATGGATAGGGAGATACCTGTGCGAACTAGTTTTCTGGTTAATGGGAAAATAACCATATCTTCTACAGAATACAGGTCAGCACCAGCGTCATCAATATTAGCTCTTGATGGTGCTTTAGCTAACTCGTTTAGTTTTACAAAATCAATATTCATACTTATAGTAGACATGCTCCACCAGCACAGCTGATTTCTTCTATTCCTGCTGTATTGTCTTCTAGTTCTGATAATTGAGTGTAGTCAACCTTGGTAAACCCATTGAATAGATCACAATAGATCTTCCAATTATATACATCTTTCATGCAATATGTTAAACGACGTAAATCAGAATCGAAGTATTTACTAGCAAAATTTGTCATTTTTGTCACAAACTTTAGCTTATTTGGATCGTCTGTTTCTTTAGTCTGATTTAGGCTGACATAATCACATGCTGCCCACAGATTATTATTAAAGGCATTCAAGCCTAATTCAATTAATCCAGAGCACCACAAGGCAGCATCTCCATATTCCTTTACTATTTCTCTGCTAGTATAAACAGTAGTAAAAGGAGCCTGTGGATAATCTTTATCTCCACTTTGTGGTATCAATGATATGCCAGCAAAATATTTTCTATTATCATAGATAAATCTAGCAACACTTTCCCATTCATCCGGCTTAACTGTTACTGTATTGCTAACGTTATGACTAAGATAGTCTTGTGTACATAGCGATCTATTCTTTCCAGAATATACCCAATTTTTTTGAGTATCTTTAACAACCTTTAGCATCTCTACTGCCGGTAATTGATTCTTTAACTTTGCACCATCGGGTACCTCAATAGGAAACTTAATAACCTCATCAGTATTGTTAGCAGACCATGATGACTTTTCACATGCCTGTGGGTTTAGTTTCTTAAAGTATTGATACGGTGCTTCTAAGACATTCGCTTGAACGTGCCTAATATATCTTTTAGCATGGTGCGGGTGTATTCCGGAGCTAGTACCAAGCATACTGCTGCTCGTTCCTTCTGGCTTTAAACAGGTTACTCTAGCTGCTTGATTAATACCTATAGCTTTAGCCATTAGCTTGTTTGTTTCAACAGCGATCTTTGCTCCGTTCTTTAATGCTTTTTCTGTTAGCACCAAATCATGTTTTTCCATAGTTCCTGTTAATGAGACTCCCAACAAAGCTTCTCTCTCAAATATCTTACAACTAATTTCTCCAAGATAATCTAGCTTTGTAAATCCTGCTTGTAAAGTACCAATGATAGCTGCTGCTTTACATCTCTCATAAAAATCTTCTTCATCTTCTATTGATGAGCAGTTAATTGTGGAGAGATTACATCCTTGCCATCCACTCTTTCCGCTTTCTTCATCCACTGGCCACATACCGACTTCAACGCAAGGATTAAATGTCATTTCTGTAGAATCACTCCAAATAAATCCTGGCTCTCCGAATTCTTTCACAGACTGCATTAAAGCGTCGAACTCTTCGTATGTTGTTGAATCTTTTATTAGAAGTGCTGAGTTATTGCTTCTTGCTCTTTGTGGATTGTCCATATACCAATTGCCCGTTTTAGCTTTAGCCATTTCTATATCGTCATGACTGAATAAAGCCAAAGAAGCACTTCGTCGAACACCACCAGATAAAACCGCGTCACTACTATGCATGATAATATCATAAGCATCAATTGGTCTAAGTTTCTTTTGACCATTATAGATACATCTATCTAGCAAAGTTCTGATTTTTTCTAGTCCGTTGGCTAGGGGTTCGTATCCAGGAGCTTTGCCTACTCCGGATGCTAATGATGATCCTTTTGGTCTAATATTGGAATAATCAAACACTATGTGACTATTCTTATATTGTTTGAATTCTTCTACTGGCTTACTAAAGTAGGAACTTAGTAATACTCCAAGAGAATTTGCCCAGCCTTCGATACTATCTTCAATTACGTATTTTACTGCTTGATCTTCTTTAACATCATGTTCTAGTGACGGTAGCTTGGATACATGATGCTTTTGAACACTGAATCCAGTACCGGATCCACAGAGCAGTAACCAAAAACATTCTTGAAAAAATCTTAAGCGATCACAGTATGAACTTGTGCAATTATAGATTTTCGCATGTCTCTTTAGGATAGGGTCTCCTCCAAACTGTAGTGCTCTTTGTGATCCAAGCACTTTTCTTTTTAGCATTAGTTCATATGCCCAGTCGATGTCGTTTGTAATGCCCTTGTCAGCATAAAAGGAATGCATCATATTCTTAACACGATCTACTGCTTCTTTCCATGTTTCTCTGCGATTTTTATCTTCAATCCAACGAGCATATTTGCTAACGAAAGTATAGTTCTGTAATTCTTGCAGAGCTGACATTATGATCTCCTAGTGTTTAGAATCGCCGCTAATCCGATTATAACAGCGGCATGAAAAGAATAATTTATAGTGTCAATATTTGTATTAAAAAATCGTTGATACATATATACGACTGTTGAAATGTAAAATGCTATAGACATGATTATACACCGTTAATATTTTTAATCCAAGATAAATCTGGTCTTATCCTAACTATCTTAATGCCGCTCATTTGTACGAATAAATCAAATCTTTTTTTTGCATCTTCATCAAATAAGTGAGTACCATGATCATCGGACATTACCACAGAAGTAACACCTTCTTGCCATAAAGCCATAATACAATCATTACAACTTTGACCAGTTACGTACGCTATACCATTATCTGGCCTAACAACACAATTACTTAAAGCATTTCGTTCTGCATGAATCATCCACGGATATTTTTCTGGGCGAGTCTTTGGAAGGTCATCATCATCTAATCCTCGGGGGTAACCATTGTAGCCCACGCCAAGAATTCTATTATTCTGATCTGTGATTACGCATCCGTGTTGGGTGTGAATATCATGACTTCTTTGAGACACCACCTTTGACAAACCTAAAAAATAATCGGTCCAGATCGGTCTCATTATTTGTTACTATTTCCGAAGACATTTTTCTTGATGCCACACGCATCAAGAGTAGGTTATTATACGCAGAGGCCATGGATGTAGCAACAGCTCTGTTTAATTTTCTTCTTTGCATCTGCGCTCTAGATTTTCATATAATTCATCATACTCTTTGAGCATATAGTGGTGTAACTGATGTGAGTTTTTACTATGTAAAAAAGATCCATAAAAATCAGAAATACCATGAGAGGCTAATTGTTTATGTTCTAGTGTATTTGACGCATACTTGATATTTAATTGATTTAATATACAGAATATAAAAAATGCTCTTTCATGAACATATGCGCCAAAAGGATCGTGTCTGAATACTTCTGTCATTGGTAGAAACCAATCAACAAACTTATTAAGGATTTGTTTAGATAAGGTTATATTGGTTGTTGTTGGCCAAAATTTATACTGATGTTTGTTAGCGTCTACAAATTGTTGTAAGTCAATATTGTAAATTTTTTTAAGAGATATTGCTAACCATGGGGTGCTTTTATAGAATACATAATGGTCCGTGAGTGTTTTATTGTATCCTATAATATAATTATTCTTGTTGTATTTGTTAATTAAACCAGCATTTATTTGATGAAATTTGGTATCAAGTTCTATATCATATTCTAATAAGCAAATATTCTTATTTTGATAAAGACTGTTTTTGACAACAGCATACCAAGCGACAAAGCTACATAGATAAGGATATTCTTCTAAATTATATTTTAGATTTCTACAAATAATAGTTTCGTGATCTAAGTGATTCAGCTTACTTGTTTTTCCATTTCCAACAAATAAGAACTTATAACTAGGAAGATTGCGAAAAATATTTTTATTTATTTGCTGATTAATAATATCTTGGTCATGACAAACTATAAAATAATCTATCTTACTACCAATAGGATCCATTTTCAATATTCCTATATGACTCTGGAGTTTCTTCTGGGAGTGGCCTAGTCCAGTATTCATTAATAAAATTTTTAGAGCCGTGTCTATTATATTGCGCCCATCTATTTCCCATTATACCAAATAATAATTGGAGTGCCCCGCCCATATGAATAGCTGTTTTATTCAAATGTTTTTTAATGTAGGCTCCTAACGGAAGACCAAATGCCCCACACCCAATCAGAGCAACATCAAAATCTATATTATTGATTTCATCTTGCATTGTATATAAACTATCAAACCAGTCATAATTCATATTATTACCGATATTTTGAATGGCTTTCATTGTTATTAATTCGAATTCTGGTAAAATATTAGTACCAACAAACAAATGCTGTCTATTCTTATAGTTCTGCTCTATGCTTTTTTGAAATGGATGTATAACTAATACTTTTTTGTCTTTTAGTGCTTCGCTCCAAGGGTTTT